TAGAAAGAGCAATGACTACATTTTTACAAAATAATATTTGTCTGTAATACTCAATCGTATCACAGAGTTTATCAATACTTTTGCTTTCGCTTGCATGAAGAGTCCATGTGTCATCATCCCACTTAATAGGTTCTTCCATTTGGACAGAACTCATAAATGCAATAATGTCTCCATCAACGAGCATTGTACGATTATTATAATCAATCATTTTCACCTCAATATTTTATTAATGATTTTTTTTAATTCAGTGCGTGTCAGCAATTCGGTGACGCCATTACTCATAGCGTTCACTACATCTTCTTCAGAAGAAGAACTTGATAAGCCATATTGAAAATAAATGACGTGCATTAATTCATGTATCAAAACACAAATTAAATCTGCTCCACCTTTTTCTACAATATCTTCAGCTAAATAAATTATACGTTGTCTTGCATGAAAGCTTCCTTCTTCCCCACAGACTTCCGTTGAAATGTTTGTTGGTAAAACTTTAATTTCTATATCAAAGTGTCCTACCTTAATTATTTTTGGTAATGTTTTCGTCATAAACTAAAATTTCTTTAAGAGGAATTAAGATAACTCTAGACGCTTTATTATCGCCTACCATTTGCCAGCTATCTTTATATTTTCTGCATAATCTTTTTAATAAAGTTACATCTAAAATTATACGTGCATATGTTTGATTACCTTTACGTAAAATATGTACCCAGTATTTTGCTTCTGTTGTTTTTATTCCAGAAGGTTTTCCATAACTCTCAACTTCAATGGCAACTTTATTTGTACGCCACCACCAATCTCTCTCTGTCTTAACTTCTAATTTTCCTTTTTCTAATATGTGAGCGATTTCTTTTTCCCTCGCTTGCCCATATTTTAAATCAACATCAAATTTTTTGTCGTCATTATATTTTGCCACCTAATGCGTTTCTGCCCAGTTGCCCCCTACTTTGTATTCACCATCAAGAGCACATCTAAAATCAAATACATCTTGTGTATCTCTTATAGATTGCACTGCAATTTTTCCGATAGTGTCTGCCAAAGTTTCTTTCACCTGTAATTGAAATTCATCGTGTATGTGAGCAACCATTGACCAGTCATCTCCATACTTATATCCGAGCTCACCTAATTTATTATGTAATAGGACTGTCGCTTTTTTAACTATGATACTGCCTGCTGATTGTAGCAATAAATTAAATGCACTATGCAAAGACCTAAAGTCTAAATTTCTTCCATCTAGTCCTTTTAAATATCCTTGTTGTTGTGCTTTCATTCTTACTTTTTGTTGTAAGATTTTTAATGCAGGAGTATTTTTTAAAAACTTTTCTTTAACTGCTTTACCATCTTTAGAATTACCACCAACTATTTCACCTATACGTCCATCACCAGCTCCATAGTTTAGGGCGTAAATAAAAGTCTTTGCAAGCTTTCTAGATTTTAGTCCTGCTCGTTTTTGATTAAGTGTATGAATGTCGCCTTGAGTAACTTCCTTAATAAATTCTCCGTTATCGAATGGAGATATATAATGGGATAAGCAAGCAAGCTCGAGAGAACTAACGTCAACACCCACCAACTTATAACCAGTAGGCACAGTAAAGAGAGAACGACACTCTTTACCATATGGTACATCAACACTGCACACTTGACTAACATTCGGAGCCCTATGAGTGCAACGTCCAGTATTTGTTCCATTAGTGATAACTGAGCCATGTATTTTTCCTTTTCTTTCTAATTTAAGCCACGCTTGATTACCTTCAGCAAGCATACCTATTCTTTTATTAATCATTAAATATTCAGATAGCAGTTCTGCTTCTGGGTAATTTAATTCTGATAAAACTTTTTCATCAACAACTGGTTTTCCATTTGGAGAAAAAATTGTTGGTCTCCAATTTCTTAAAGCTTGAAGTCTATTAGCAATGTGGTCTCTGCTTGCAGGATTAAAAACAAACTTTTTTATTTTGTGAATGGCTACACCTTTAACATAGCCTAAAGTTTTATTATCTCTTGCAGGAATAAACTCACCAATATCTTCGTGCCAAGCAGGAAAACAATTTTGTAATTCTTGTTCTAGATGTGCTCTACGTTGAGCCAATAGTTTATAAAGTTCTTCACCTTTATTTTTATCAAAATGAAAACCATGATTTTCTTGTTTGATAATACACTTTTGAAATTCATGTTCTAAATCTATGGAAGTCTGAGAATAATTTTTTGCTAAAATCTTTTTGTATAATTCATAAGTAACTTCAACATCTTGTTCACAATATATCTGCATTTCTGGAGACCAATTTTTCCAATCAGTTTCAAAGTCACCTTTTAATATTCCCATTCTATGACCCCAGCTTTCTAAACTGTGCCTGCCAATCATGTTGGTTGGAAAATTACTTTTCTTAATATGTTTAAAATCTTTTTCTTTTATATCTGCCCATATTAATCGTGAGCAAACAAGCGTATCAATAGCTTTTCCTCTGTATGTCCAATCTGGAAATACTTTTTGAATTGCAGGAATATCAAATTTTAAAATGTTGTGTCCAACAATTTCATCTGCGTCTGCTAATTGTCTTAGTCCAGTTTTACATTGTGAAAGTTTGTAACTAAAAATTCTTTTTGAATCTAAATCTTTTATAACTAATGAATGAATTGTATCCATAGTATCCAAAAGACCATTAGACTCTAAGTCAAATATAAGTGTTGTCATTAATTTACTATTTTAATTTTTATGTTTTCAATATTACCTAATACGCCATCAACTTTATTGAGTGCTTCTTGTAATAAATTTGCTGAAGGACTATCGCTTGCTAAAATTACTGGATAAACATTATCGTATTGTGTCACTCGCATTACTGCTCGAACTACAACTTTATAAATATTATGAGTAATTGCTTTATCCATTTTTTTCAGTCTAAAATAATCTGGGTCTTCTTCTAAAAAATTAGAAACAAAATCAGAAATCACTTTGTCTTCCACCCTCTGCTCCATTTCCTGTTGCGTTAAATAATCGTCCTGTTTCATTGTCATACTCCAAGTAATCCACCACGCCAGTCACACCATTAAATCTATTCTTAAGTATTCTGACATTCATTAAATTTGGGTTGTCTCCCTGCTGATTTCTTTCAAAACCTATGCAAAGATTTGAGAGATGAGCGATACTTCCACTACCTCTTAAATGACCTAATGAAATTTGAACTCCGTCTACATGGTCTCTATTTCCTTCAAGCCTTTTTAAGTGACTAACCATGATGATAGAAATATCTAACTCTTGGCATAATGAACGAAGCTTAGTGACAACTATATCAAGATTTTTTCTGTCATCTCCATCGAGTCCACTTAATACAATAGTAATGTGGTCTAAGATTATGTACTTACAGTTGCACGCTCTTGCTAAATAACGAATACTAGAAAGTATATCGTCTCCATTTAGTGAACCAAAGTGGTCATAGAAATAAAGTCTGTCATTTATTTCATCATAAACTTTTTTAACTTTATCTTCTGAAACATTCTTACGAACATCTTCATCATTTAATTTTTCACTTATTGCTACACTCAGTATTCCACGTAAACTTTCTTTCACTGACTCTTCTAATGCAATGATACCAACAGTTTGGTCTCGTTGTAAAAGATGATAAGCAATTTCTTTTGTAACTGTACTCTTACCTATTCCACTTCCTGCTGTAAGTGTAATTAAAGATTGAAGTCTAATTCCTTTTGTTGCTTTTTGTAATCCATCAAAGGGAAAGTCTATTGCTGGAATTTCATCTGGTTTAAAAACCTCTCCCCACAATTCTGTAGCTTTTACAATTCCATCTGGTCTCCATGTCTTAGCTTGCCAGACGCTATCAATGAGCTCTTTTGTTTTACCAGCAAGAACCATTTCATTAGCGTCTTTCAGCATTAGCGAAGTTATCTTCGCTTTAGAAGGAGATATTAATTTAGCACATTCAACACTAGCTTCTTTTCCTTGCTCATCATTATCAAAACAAAAAATAACTTTGTCGAATTTTTCAATCCATTCAATGTTATTAGCTATGTGTTTAGGTGCTGACTTCACTCCACTTGGAATGGAGCAAACTGCGAAACGATTATTAAAACAATATTGGCTAATAGTTAAAGCATCAATCTGACCTTCACTAATTACCAACATTTTTCCACCATCTTTCCAGAGGTGTTGTCCAAATAATTGTATGTTGTCTGGTTTACCTACCCATTTAAAATCTTTATTTGGATAGCGTATCTGTTGAGCTACAACTTTATTATTTTTATCATAGTGGTTTGCAATATGGACTGATTGTCCATTATGTTTTCCCACTTGATAATTAAATTTTTTACAAGTCTCTTCAGAAATTTTTCTTTTTATAAGTGGATAGTATTCACCACTTAATAAATTCTTTTGCTTCACTATTGTTGGAATTATTTTTCCATCTTTAGATTGCTCAGTATATTTACAGCCAAAACAATATGCTGAATTGTCAGAGTATCTTGCTAGATTATCTTTTGATTTACAATTCGGACAAGGTTCATGGCGTACAAAATCATTCGTGTCGTTGACCTTTAAATTTTTCATCACCCTCCTTAATGGTTTCTTCTCTAAATTTTTTTAGTTCTTCTTTTTCTTCTGGTGTTGTAACTGGTACTGGTTTTTTAAAACCTTCAATAACTAACCACTCCTGCACATTGAACGAAGGACAAGCTTTGCTTGATACTTCATTGTGTCCAATTACTTTTATGTCTGGATATTTTTCTTTTATGTTGCTGACATATTCTTTCAGTGTCTTCCATTGTGCTTCAGTAAAATTATTTTCTGGAATTAAATGGTCATCTTGTGTGACACCACCCACCATACAAACACCTAAACTTAAGTGATTATATTTTTTACAATGAGCACCAGTCTCATCTTCTTTACGTCCAGTTTGTAATTCACCATCACGTGTAATAACAGCATGATAACCTACTTTTAAAAATCCTCTTTCTCTATGCCATCTATCAATAGTTCTTACATCTATGTCTTGAGATGGTCTTGTTGCAGAGCAATGAATGATTAAATATTCTGTTTTACTTCTTGGCATTTTCTTTTATCCATTTTGTTGGCACGTCTCTTGACGCCCATTGAAATCCATATCTGTCACACCAGTCACGATAACGAGTGTTACTTTTCTTTCCTATTTTTTGGTTAGGGTTGGAGAAGACAAACCGAATGTCATACTTCTTTCCAAATTGTTCTTTGATGAGTCTATGTTTTTTTCTGTCAGCAGTTAGGAATTGACCTTTTCCTTCTATTATAATTCCATTTGGCAAAATAAAGTCTGGCGTATAGCGAGACATCTGTAATGGTTTTTCATATCGTATGACTAATGTTTCATAATCATAATCAACTTCTAAACCATCAAGTTGTTTTGCTATACGTTCTTCCAGACCAGAGCGAAATTTAAAAGTCTTCGACTTCTTTGGCATTAATTTCTTCAGCCATTGCAGGAGGTGTACTCTCCACTTCGTATCCATCTTCTGAACCAAAGCCATACGATGAAGCTGACGCTCCATTTCCACCTTCAACAAGTTTTGTGATTTGTACTGCCTTTAAACGAAGAGATACTGAAGCACCTATCATAGCAGTATGAAATTTAATGGGTTGGAAAGCTACTTTACCTTCACTACCACCCCATACATGAACATCTTTACCCAAAAGATTTCCTTTTGCGTCATACAAGACTGGTTTTTGACTCCATGTTTCGCCATTAGGACGAGTACCAGAAGCTTTTAATTTAAAATTAAATAAATATTCTCCTGTTTCTTCATCCACTTTGTAAGGAGGATTACCCCTCTTTACATTCTTCTTTTTTTCTTGAGCTTCATCAACTGACTCATCAATCTGTTTATCAATAATATCAATTAATGTTTTTGCGTCATCACCATTAAGACGTAGGGTTGTTTTCCACGCTCCCTCATCATCAAACTTTGTGTCTGGTTTTTGAGAAATATGTGGGTAGACCAACACGCCTTTAGGTGTAACAATATTAGTTTTCTTTTCCATAATTATTTACCTCGTTGTGTTATGGTTACTTATAGGTGTCGGCTAATATGCACACGTGCATTATTAGGTATAATTTTTTTTAGCTGAAAAAATATTGGCTGTTTAACAAGTCATCAATATTAAGAGTTCCCATTTCTGGCATAGGAGGAACTTCATCATATGCTCGTTGTCTTTCTTCTGGGTCTTCTATCGTATCAATAATCTCCATTGCTTCATCTAAAAACTTTTGCATGAGATTTTCTGAAAACATTTGATGAAAAACATTTCGTAAAGCTTCAGACATTTTTGCTACAAAGACAGCGTTAGTTCCATAGCTATCATGTATCATTGCAAAATCATGGATACCCATTTTCTTCATTTCATTAACAGTCGACAACATTGCACAAGCATCCAGACTATGAATATAGTTTGGACTAATTCCTGCACCTTGTCGTTGTCTATCAATGTTTTCTGTTTCACGAATAAAAGATAACTTAACTATGGAGTCACCCATCTTAGTTTCTACTCTGCGTGAACGCACACTGCGATAACATTGCAAGACTGGAAATCCCATTGGTGTTGTCCATCGTATAGGAAGATTTTGCCGAGCAATAATTCTAGCTATTTGTTTAAACCATGTCATTCCTTCTCTAGCTTTAGGAATAGTTTCATTAATTTTATCCCAAATAATATTAGCTATGTATTGTGTCGGTGGAAGTAGTCGTTCTTTTAATACGCCATTCTCCATCTCAGTCCATTTATGATAAGTGCCTTCATCTTTTAGCTCGTTCACATGGTCTTCAATATAATTACGACACGCAAACAAAGTTCCAGAATAAGGTACAATCATTACTGGACGTTTTGTAATCTTACGATTTATACAATTCATATCCAGCCAGTCTTTTGCTAGTTCAGTTTTAGGTTTATGATTTAGATAGACTGTTGAATCAGTTTCATTTTGTAAATATGTAAAAACTTTATCTGCAACATTTCTATAAATATCTTCTGGTTTTTCTGAAGGAAGTAAATTGACTGCCTTACCCCCTACTTCATCTTTTAATAATAAAGAAAATATTTGCAATCCATTACACGTACCATCTAAAGCTATGGGTAATGAAGTTCTATATTCATCTCCTTGTTCTACAAACCCC